ACATACTCAGGTGTGCCACTGAACTTGTTGTCAAGACGGTCCTGAGACTTGATTACAATGCCCTCGCCTGTAGGCTCTCCACCCATCTCTGTCTTGCCGACGAAAGAGTAGATATGCTCCCAAGAGATGAAAGGACCATCGTAGAACAGAGGAACAGTCTTAAGACCGATGAACTCTGCAATCTGCTTTGTGAAATCCCAAGGCATATACTGCTCTGTCTCTGTGTCGTAAACATCGAAAACGTAGAACTGCTTCATTTTGTCCTCGGGGTAACGAATTGTATGCTTTACAAGCCACTCACCGAAAAGTATGTAGCGGCTTGTAAGTGCTGCTGAAACGATAGAAGCGTCAAGTGTCTGAACAAAGTCGTAGAAGCCCTGAAGAGTGTTATTCTGGTTAAGCTCATTACGACGAGAGCAAGCGGTAAGTGTACCGTCCTCGTTTACAACAATTGACGCATTTGCACCATCAATCTTCTCAGTGATAGTGATATGCTCGCCTGCTTTGAAAGCGGGAGCATACTTATCTTTAAGACGCTCAATGTCCTTGTACTTTTTCATTTCTCATTCTTCCTTTCTGTTTCATTTTCTATAATAATTATACTAAAAATTATAGAAAAAGTCAACTATTTTTCATTTCAGAATTTTTTCATTCTGAGATATATTCATAGCTCATCTTGGGAACTCTCTTGACGCGGGTTATTTCGCTGTCGTCAATATCTTCCATGATAGAGGTGTACGGAGAATCAGTGTATCTGATTGCATAGTAGATATCGTCAGTTCCCGGAGCCTTGAAGTAAGCGATTTTAACTGCATAACTTTTTTCAAAGTCGTATTCGACCATTTCTGTATCACTTAATTTTCGCCACAGCCATTTTTGTAATTCGATGAATTTGAAAATAGCTTTTTTCAGCTCAAACAGTTCCTCAGTATACTTGTTTCCCTCTTTTTCTTTTTCGACATAGAACTCAAGAACCTTGTAAAGATACTCGTCAACCGCATCGCCGAATCTATCTAGCTCAGCGTTACAAGCTTCATCTTTCCAGTCGAACTGATAGCAGACATTGATAAGAGCATCTTCATGCTCCTTAATCTGCTCGAAGTTGGTAAATTCGATTTCGTCATATACGAAAACTGGGATATCCATTATGCATATTCTCCTTCCTCAATCGCCTTTACTTCATAATAAATTTCCTTCCAACTATCACAATGAATAATAGAATGGTCAGTTACATTTCTGTTCCACGGATAGTCGAGACAGATGGAAGTATACTTCCTGCCGCCATTCAGATTGTCAATACAATCATCAATAAGAATGTCGAGGTCAAGAAGTTGTTTTTTGTGAATGTTGATTGTGTGTCTCCAGACATAACCAGGCTCGAAAAAATCCAGTTCTCTTTCAAGATACTTGATTTTCTTACGGAGATTTTCTGGAAGTGAACTGGTTACGAAATAAATCTCGTGTCCATCTTCTCTTAGCTTGTTGATATATTTCTTTGCCCCTTTAATTACCTTAACCTTCTTCCACATATGCTTGGATTCAAATGCTTCTTGTACAAGAAGCTCGTAGCCGTGAGGAAGATTTCTTTCAAGCCAATATTGTTTACAATCTTCTAACGTAAGATTAAGATTAGGAACTCGTTCTTTAAGATATTCGATTACTGATTCTGTAGTATTAACAACTACATTGTCAAGGTCAATTCCTATTTTCATTTTTTTTCACTCCTTTCAAATTTTCTATAATTATTATATCAAAATTTTTGAAAAAGATCAAGTATTTAGATTTAGAAAAATTTTAAAGGAAAATTATTATATTATAAATGAACGCGTGATTTTAACATATTTTTGGAGAAAAGTAAAGTTTTTATTCATTTAAAATTTCTTGTTTAATTTTCTCTACTAATTCCTCATTAATTGGTGCGGTTACATCAAGTTCAAAATCATTTACATCTGAAATATTATTTATTTCTGTAACTCTATAATACTTATGTTGACCAGAATTACTACTACGAATTTCAGTTTTAAAACCAACAAGATTCCAATAAGATAGAAAATCTATATAGAGCTCAACCTAAGAATAATAACTTGTATCATTTACATTATGATCTAATATTGCAATTATTGTCGATTTAGTAAACCATTGCTCAAGCTCTTGATGCTAATATATACGACTTAATATAACGTAAGTTCTTATTAGCTCAACGCCAAGATGCTTTTGAAATTGTAAAAGGAAAGTAAGCGTTTTTTGGTCTACTGCCGCATAAACACTTGGGATTTGAACAATATACCATTTGTCTTCTTCATACACAATTCCCATAGTCTTTAAATTGTCAAGAGCCTTATAAAATGTTGGTCGACTTATGTCAAGAAGTTTTGATGCCGCGCTTATGGTAAATGAATTCTTGTAAATAAAATAGTGACGCTCATTATCTTTTCCATTCCATTTACAAATTGACATTAAATAATAATAAACAAGCCATTGTTTAGCAGTTAATTTATCGAGTTTATGCAACTGATCGGAAGACATTACTCTTATATTCTTTATTGATGATTCCATTTTCATCACCTCCATATAAAAAGTGTAAAATCGTTTACATACCTATAATCTTTTAATACTCAATTGTAAAAAAAAGTATAATAGATGTAAAAAAAAATATAATGAGATGTAAAAATTAGTATAACGAAATGTAAAAATTAGTATAATGAGATGTAAAAAATAGTATAATATTTATTTACTCTTTTTAGAAAAGAGTAAACAGAAAACGTTCTCTTTGACTGCGCAAAGAGAACCAGAAACGCTGTTCGGAGCTTCGCTCCGAACTTCTTAGAGAGAAAGAGAAAATTTTTCTCTTCGCCGCCATACTTCGAGGTATCGCGGCGAAGTAACGTAGGCTATAAAAATTGCCACTCATGAGAGCGGCAAATTATAAATATGTGAAAGAATATTCATCCTATATCAACTGAGAAATAAAATTTTAATTATATTCAAGCCTCCTCGCCCCAAAGCCATACAACGTCACGAGTTGCAAGCATATAAATCTGATTAAGCTTAAAACGCTCTGGCTTCTTTGTTACGACTTCGATATGTGCCGATGTGCCGGAGAGTGATTCGCGAAATTTTTTACCATTGCCGGAAATAATTTCCGAACTAACAACTGCAAAACGCTCCTTGCCATCTTCATCCTCAACCTTTCTTAACTTTGTTAAATGAAATCTAAATTTGCTCTTGGGGTATAAAAGTCTGTCTTTTCCCATAATAAACCTCCTCAATCCCAAAGGCATGAATAAAACTCAGCAAAGAGCTTCATTCCTTTGGTAATAATTTTTTGTTCTTTTGGTGTAGGAAAATCTTTTACTAAGTAAAGGTAGAATCCTCTTATCATTTTATTGAGCACTGAATTCCAATGCTTCGCCGCCTTGCGCTCAGTGATTTGATTATTATACCAACCATAGTTCTGAAGGAAACATCCTGGTACTCCAAAACTCATATCACGATAGTTAACAAGTCTTACTAAAATGAAGTAACAAATTTCCGCATCTAAGTTCCACATTTCCTCAAAGTGAAATCCATTGAAGTCATAAAATTCCTACGATGCAAGATAGCGTTTTCCATCATCTGGCTTTAGGCGGCAAGGCTTGTAGCAATTCTTTGCTCGCTTAAGTGTAATCTTCCCATCTTTCATGCGGCATCACTCGTGAATAAAGTTGCCGTCCTCATCCTCAGAATTAATCCACTTCTCAAAAGTAAAATAAATTTCAGCATCAGACTCAACCCAAACATCATTACCCCATTCAGAAGACGCAAGCATACAGCTCATAATAGACTTTGCGTTTACACGATACTTGCCGCCCTGGCTGATGAGGGATACTTCGCCGACAATATTTTGTGCCCTCTGACAAAAATCAAGACAATCCTTCTGTCCAAGTAATTCAATCTTATATCTCATTTTTTAAATTCCTCCTTAATAATTCTCTTTACTTCGTCTTCTTCAAATACTACAAGCGCTGAGCTTGTAATAAGCCAAATCAGTCCGCCTAAAAAATAACAAAAACTATGTCTAATAATTGAAACAATCATTAGTCCAATAGGGCAAAGAAAAGAAATAACTATAATAATTAAAATGAAAATAGTAATAAGCCACAACTTTGCTAAAGTTTTCACATTCTCACTCCTTTATAAAAGGTCCTGAATTGTATATGATGCGCCGCAAGAACATTTTACTTCCTTGATTATTCCTAAGCCGGTTGGTATAATAGTATAAGAAAAGTTTCCACCTGCCGCGCCACCATGATGCTTTGTTTCTTTATAATGTTTCTCAACCCATTTATCAGCATCTGCCATTTCTTCTTCACTGAAACCAAATTCAGAAATAAGAAATTCCTTACTCTGATATTCACGAAGCTGTTTACGAAGTTCAGCAATTTGCTCGTCTTTCTTCTTAATAATTTCATCATGACGAGTTCCTTCACGGTATGCGTCAAGTTCGCGCTTATTTTCATCATATTGTTTGATAAGCCAGCCGATATGCTGGACCGCATCTTCATATTTCTGTTTATCATTTCTTAAATTAAAAATCACATTTTCCATTTTTTCCTCCGGATTTCAAAAAAGCTACGAATGAGCTGCGTTTTAACTCAAATGAGCTGCGTTTTAACTCAAATGAGTTGCATTTTGGTCAATCGACCCAGCTCACTCCGCCGCCCTCTTCTATCTTTATCCACACGGTTTTTCCATCACGCTTAACATAAAACACATTGAGCTTCATATCAGCTGGTGGATAGCTATCTATTAAAGTAACCGAACAGCCATCGAGATTTAACTCTTTAAGGAATTGCTTGCGAGACTTTTTATAAATAGTCTCTTTCTCCTCGTTGTATCAGTTAACGACACAGAGCACCAGATGAAAAGTTCGCTGTAGCGTATTTTCGATTATAACTCTGTTCGGATTCATCATTTCTTTTCATCTCCTTTTATATAATTATTATATCAAAAATTTTTTAAAAAGTCAAGTATAAAAGAAAAGAGAGGGGAACTGGCCCCTCTCAAAATCAAAAAAAATAAGGTTAAGTGAAGTTAAAAATTTCGTCTGTACCAGGAACAACAGGATTTACATTCACTGGAGGTTCAGGAATAATTTCCTCATTGATTGCTGCTGTAACCAATGTAATTTCCTTGCGAACTCTTGCGAGCTCAGACTGAAGTAAATCAACTGGGTTCTTAAGAGCTACTCTTGTATTAGTATCGTCAACGACATATGTACCTTCTTCAAGTTCCTCAATTGGTTCTCCACAAACAAGGTTTGCGTACATACCCTTTGCAGACTCGCCGTCAAAGTCAGTAATGTTCTCAGTACCAAACTGGTAACTGTTAGGACCAATTGTGACAATAACAGGACGATTCTTCTGCTCGAAATCCTTAATCATCTGGACAAGTGTCTTTGTCTTCTGAGTAAGTTTAGCCAATCTCTTAGAACATTCATCTACCTTCTCAGGTCTTGGACATGGGTAAGGAGGAATGAATGGTGGAGGTGGTGGAGGACATGGACGAGGGTGCTTACCAGGAATTGGAGGCATTGGCACGGGCTCAATCCACTCGTAAGGATATGGTGGGTAGTATGGATATACACCCCAATCAATTGGAGGTGGTGGAGGAACTGGGCATGGAGGTACAGGACCTGGCTTAGGTGGTGGAGGAGGTGGGAATGGTACAGGGTCTGGATGCCAGCCCGGAAGTGAAGGTACCGCATAATCTACTCCATTGAAACCTGTCTTCTTATATGTGCTCATTTAATTCACCCCTTTATATAAAGAAATAAATTGGACCTTAAGCCGCCCAATCGAGAAATATTTTTCTCGCATATAAAGTAGTTTTGTCAAAGCTTTCGTCTAAGAAAAGTATTGCCAAGTTTTCTGAGAGAATAGTAAAATAATAGACTATATATAAAAATAACCCGCCCCCCCATTAAAAGGGTAGGTTATTAAGTTTAAGAAGGTAAATTATGTAATCATGTATTACCTCCAGTTATAATCCAATTTTTAAATTTCCCAGTTAAAATCGGTCGCTATTCTTTCAATGCTTTTCCTGCCGTATGTCGTTCAATACCAATTTGTCTTTGCATTTCAGTTAAAGAATTAAAATAATATATTTCTCCCTAAGGAGAGATTACTTTAACTTTAATACTTACTTCTTCGTGTCGTTTTCTTAATCCCTATAAATTATCTTTTTTAGTATAATTTGTAGGAACAATATTGTTATTATCATCTATAAAATTAAAAAAGAAATCTTTATAATAAGAATAGACTTCTCCATGGCAGATTTTTGAAATGTATTCCTAAGTAAAAGTTAAAGGAGAAAATTCTTTACTTAACTCTCTCGCTGCTTCACTCATTGAATAATATTCTTTTATTATATTTTTTGACTAAATAAAAACTCTTACTTTTTTATTGGTAGTTGTTTTTGCACAGGGGTCTCCAGTAGTCATATTATATCCTTTATTTAATTTAAAATAAGATTGTTTTACTTCTATCCAATAATGCTCCCACTTGTCTAATTCTTCATTTGGATACTCGCCTAAAACATCCCAATGAAAATTATCTACACCATATTTCAATAATGCATTATGAAAATAAGTTCCATCATTGATTGCCTTGTGCAAATGTTCTGCTTTTCTTTCTTTAAGAGAACGTGTTGTTTGACCAATATAAATTTTATTATTAATTAAATTAGTACACTAATAAATAAAACCCATTATGTACCAACTCCATTATTACTATTATATCCCCATGTATCAGCGTGATATAGAGCTATGTATTCTCGTTCTTTCTAATTAAGCTCGTCAACTGAACAAGTAGCAAGAACCTCGAAGGTAAAATTTTCTGCACCATCTTCCCACATTGCCGCATAGAGTTTGTTCTATGTACCCGGCTCTGCTTTTACTCCTCGTTTTAAATGAGTACGCCAGCGTTCTTTAAAAGCCTATCTCGTCTGTCCGATATAACTTCTTCCATTTTCAAGATTCGTTATCTTATAAATACCACAAGCTGCCGCGTCATTTGATACTACTCGTCCGACCATCTCTGTGAAAGGTTTTTCGTAATAGGTTTTATAAATGAGTTTATAAATAATGGTGGGGTCATGTAATTCTCCTGCAATTTTCCTAAGTTTTTTAACATCTTCCTGAACATCTTCGGAGAGGACTATTCGATAGAAATTTTTGTCTTGCTTAATTTGTTCTGCTCGTTTATATTGTTCAATTATTTCTTGCTGTTTTGCTTCTTCTCTTTTAAGAACCTTTTCAAGTTCTTCTCGTCTTGCTTTTACTTTCTCTTGATATGCTTCAAAATCTGTATAAATTTCCTGCCTACGACTCTCATAGAAGTCAACAACTCCCTAAAGCTGTAATGCTTCATTCTTTGATTTCTCATTTACTGATTGAACAATTTGTTCTTCCAGTTCCTTCATTCGTATTTTATAGTGTTCTTCACTTGCGTGTAAATTATCCTACGCCTTTTGCAGGGCGGCAAGACTATTCTATCTTTGTATCTCACAATTATTTATATACTCTTTAAGACTCTATTTAACCTTCTTTCTCTCTTCATCAATACGTATCTAATTTTCTTTATTAAACTACTTGCCTAAGTTTTCAACTTCTTTTTTAAAGGTTTCAGAATATTTGGAAGGACTCTCCTTCTTACCGACGAAGAGTCCTAAACCAATTGCACACAGTGAACCTACTATAATAAATAGTAGCCACCACTGCATATTATCCCTCCTGTGTCATTTCTGCACCGCAGTTGGGGCAGAATTCGCTCTTACTCTCATGGGGTTCTTCACACGCAGAACACCAGAAATATGTTCCAATACCACTTGGCTTACTGTCGTGCATTTGAGCCCACTCATTAATACCTATCCAACGTCCTTTTGCTCGCCATACAAACTCCTTAAGGGGCTTGAACTTTCCGCATCCATCTCTCTCAGGACATGCATGGATAGGTCCAGCCATACACTTTGGTACAAGAATTTCGCTGAGAATTGTTTTTTCTTCAATCGAAATATTCTCTGCCCACATTACTTGTTCTTTCATTAGAGAAGCAACTTCGTGAATTTCTTTTGAAGCCCTATTACACATACGTTCATTACAGAAGTGCATTAAAGCTCTTAAATTCATTGTAACATAAATAGTTGTTGGAGTTGCATTTGGAAGAACGCATCTTGCCGCATCAATTGTAGACTTCTGGAAGCTTGGGTCAGACTCATCTGTCATTTCCTTATAAGCATTGAGCATAATATCACAAGCATGACGAGCAAAATCACCGTCAATTCCATAGTCAGGGATTACCCAGTCAAGGTCATCATACTTAACATAACGCTGACTTTGCTGTGAATAAGATGCGATACGGTGACGCACAATCTGATGACTACAATTTCCACACCAACAAGCAATTCCATTTCTTCTTACAAAAAGAGTATGATTAGGAACCTCTATACAATAGACATAATCGTTAAAAGGAATCTCTGAAAAGTGAGAATCTTTTTTGACCACAATTTCATGATTTCTTTTTCCAGTCATAGAAATATTAATTATATAACAAGGATAATTATGTTTTATTTCTCGACCATTCCATGTATGACTTTGTCCTGCTCTATTATCAATATGATTAGTAGCAGTATATCCAGCAATAAAACATAAATTATAAATTTGTTCAGATAATTCTTTTGAAATAGTAAAAATTTTTCCACTTTTATCTTTTTGAATTGTCCCATCTCCTAATATATATTCATCTATAAAAATCTTTGATAGTTTTTTATTAAAATTAGTAAAAATATCAAAAGGAATTTTTTTGTTTAAAGATAGTCCTAAAGAAGAAAAATATTTTCCTAAAACCATATTTTTAAAACGTATAGATTTTCCATCATAATAAGGTCGTAATCCACAATTAGATACTATTTCCATAATATGGTCGATATTTTGAGTTTTTAATTGACTAATAGAAATAGTATAAGAATTTTCTTTTTGATTATAATATGTACTTCCCTCTGCCAAATACCAAGCTAATAATTTATAAAAATTATCTCTTGGGAGTCTTAAATCGGAAAGCGTTTTTTCATATAACTCTCCATTTTTATTTTTTCTATAATAACTATATCCTGGAATAGTAAAATAATCATCAACTTCTATATCATAGTTAACAGTCTTTTTCATATAAAAACGTTTCACTTTTATGTCCTCAGATGGACATAGATGATATTTATCTGGAACTCTTACATCATATTTTTTCATATATAAGTTATGATTTGGTGTTACCAGCAAATCGATATTTTGAGATTTATAATAATGCATCAATCCATTATATTTATATTTAATCTGATTTAAGATAGGCTGAAATTCTGCTTTTTGAGTATCCTGATTTATTGTAAAAATCAAGTCTGTATTTTCAACATCACAAAAATGTTTCCATCCATTATTTGTTAATACTTCTGTCTCTCTATCAAAGCAACTACGAGAAATTCCTTCAACTTTAAAAGTAAAAGAACAATGCTCAAGTACAGATTGGTGTCCTGAACGAATGCAGCCCTTTATGATATTAAGACTTGGCTCACTATCATAACAAACTGCTGCCGCTTCGGCACAAACATAAAGTGGTCTTGGTGTATATCCTACAAGTGTTACTTTCATTCGTCTTTACCCTCCCGTGAATGCTGAAGATAAGCATAAAATTTTCTGAGTTCATTGAACTCTTCATCTGTTAAGCCAAAGATCTCAAAGTAAGACCAGTAGTAACAAACGTCGATGGTAAGCCCATCTTCGTCATAAATCGTACTCATTGCGTCTCCAGCCATATTGCGGGTATTAAATAATCCGCAGTCATATAATGAGAAGTTTTCCTTTATAATTTCCTTTGCTTTCTCAAGTTTATTCATTATTCTTCTCCTTCTTCCTTAATTTCTGAACGTGTCTCTGTTTCTTCCATTGAGTCAAAAGCCTTCATGTTCTCATAGAGAGTCAATAATTTCTCAGTATCAAGAGGAGAGTATCCCCACTTCGCCGCGTCAGCAGTGAGTTTAATTCCATCAATCATTCCTTCGATAGGGTTCTCACTATCAACAATAAGCAGAGCATAGTCCTGCTCATAGACACTGATATTTACAATCGGCTTAATGATATAAAGAACCTCTTTACCATCGGGTAAAGTATTAAACATACTAACGCCCCAAAAATGTTTGAAGCCGATTTCTCTCCATTCAGCTTTTGAAAACTTTTCATTTAAGTGTTTAGATGTTGCAGTCTTTTCTCCATTTAATTGAGAAATTACTTCCTTCATCTGTTCAAGAGTCCCGTCGCCATTATCTCCCATGATAATAACACTATCTTCTGGTTTGACAGTTTTATTCCATGACCTGATTATGGCGGCGTTCATTTGTTCAAACGATGAATAGCCGAGGCGTTTTCTCTATTCAT